TCTCATTTTTAGGAGGGGCAAGAACTAACTTTTTAGTTGAGTAATCTCTATATTGTTTTAATTTTATTGCAACTTTTGTATCTGAGCCATTATCTGCATCTTCTGAAATAGCATACTCTTCAAGAGATACTTTTATATTAGTGTTAAATAGTACTTTATTACCTAATTCCCTCGATACAATAAATTGAAATGGCTTACAATCAGTTTTTAGTAATTCTAGCTTACTTAAAAAGAATTGGACATCCCTAAAAGTTCCACGATAAAAAGGTAATTTATTATGTGTAAATTCTGCTTCAAAACTTATTTCAGATAATCCTTCTTTTTTTAATATGTTTACTTCTCCAGTATTTATCAAATCAACTGTCTTGTTTTTATTTGTAACTTTAATCTCTAACTTTGGCGGAGGTATTGGTAATTGTACTCCATCTAAATAAAAATCATAAGCCATTCAAACACCTCCTAGACTATTCCCTCAGCTGATACAACCATAGCGTCGTTTAATTTTTCTGTTAGTACATTTACTATTCCATCTACATCTGCCTCACTATTTATGTTGTTTGTATTGTTCATATCAATTTTAATGTTTACTCCTGTGAATCGATTGATAGTCTCTTGCTCTGCTATATCTCTAAGATATTTTAAGTCTTCTTGACTTTTATCCATTGTTTTAGCCATTTTAGCTGTATTTCCTGCTGTATCTTTTGCTCCTTTTGCTGCGTCATTTAAAGGTGAATTAAGGCCTGCTGAACCAAATCCATCTCCTAATCCATATTTATCATCCCAAAGGTCATCTAGTCCTAAATCTTTTTTTGCCTTTTCTGCTATCTTGCTAATGTCAAAAGCATCTTTTATTTTATTTTCTAAATTTTGACCTACTTCATACCCTTTTTTAAATGAATCTACAGGATTCTTCAATTTCATAGTTGGAGCTTTCCATTCAGCAGGCTTTACAGGCTCTTTTAACGTTTTTTGGTAATCTTTATATTGTTTTACAAAAGAATCTATTTTGTCCAAGCTTCCTAAAGTATTTATATTAACACCTGGGATTAGATTTAAAGCTTTTATAACTCCATTAATCCCTTTTATTGCTATGTTTGCTGCACTTACAAAAGCATTTGCTAAAGCTGTAGCACAATTGTCAAAACTTCCTCCAACGTCACCCATAGCATTTATTACAAAATTTTGGAATTTATAAAATAATAACTGCACATTGTAGATAACGATATTAAATGAATTAACAAAGAACTCTGCAAATGCCATAACTATGTTCCACGCTCCTGCGAATACATCATAAATGCAAGTTCCTAGAAAATAGAAAGCTCCTACAACTACTCCAGTTGCAGAAATGCTTGTTCCTGCAAAATGGTTAAATATTGCTACTGCTACAAATATTGCTGCTATTACTAAGGCTACTGCTGCTACAACCATAACTATTGTGGTAATTAAAAGTAACATTGAACCACTTAGTGCATCTGTTGATATTTTTGCAGCTATATTCATCATTATATTAGTTAATAACGAACCATTTAGCAAATTAGTCCAAAATGTCTGTAAAGCTATCCACACTACCTGAATAGCTGTAACTAAAGCACCTGCTATGACAGCTGTTTTATATAAGCCCCACAAAACGATGCTCGTTATCAAAATAGGTTGTATTATACTCCAACCTTGTGAAATAAAATTAATAACACTTCCTAATACTGTTAATAGCCACCCAAATCCTTGAGTAATTAAACTGATTCCGACAATCATCATATTTGCAAAACCTTGAAATGTTGGACTGCTCAGCAAATCAATAAACCCATTAAAGACACTATATCCAACGACTCCCAAGACATACAACGAATCTGTTACATTAACTATGAAGGTTCGAAATCCTCCGCTTGAAACTGTATCCTCAATCTTTTTTTGTATCGCTCCAAATATCATTACTGCGTTATTCTTAATTGATGTAAAGATTTGACCTATTGTAAGTGGCATTTTTTCAAATTGAGCATTTGTTTCTGCTGATGCTGCAAGCAAAGAATTTTTCACAATGTCTGCGGTCAACATTCCCTCGCTTGCCATTCCTCTAATTTTTCCTATATCCACGTCCAAATAATCCGCAATACTACGGATAATGTTAGGTGCTGACTCAAATACAGCGTTTAATTCTTCACCTCTTAGCACACCACTTCCTAGCCCTTGCGTTAATTGTAGTAATGCTGAATTCATTTCTTGAGTGCTTGCACCTGCTATGACAAATTTTTTGTTGAGCTGCTCTGCAAAGCTTACTATTTCTCTAGTACTACTAAATGCACTCCCTGCATTCATACCTATACGGCTTACTATCTGTGCTGTGTCTAGATAGGATGCTCTTGACCTTTCAGCCGACTGGAAAATCATTTTATTCAATCCTCCGTCAGAAAGTTGACCATCATTTATCATGTTTAAACGGGCATTTGTACTCGTCATTTGGTCACTTAAATTTGCTAATCCTCCTATCGTCTTTAATCCCATATAAGTCCCAACAACCTTTTTAACACTTCCTAATAATCTATCTGTATTACTTGCTCCTTTATTGATATCATCATTAAACTTTCTTTGTTGTTCATCTGCTTTTCCTATGCTTTGTTCTATTCTAGTAAGAATGCTTTCTATGTTATTCAAACTTTGTTGAGATGTCTGTATTCCACCTGTATTGAGTGGATTATTCAATCTACCTTGTAATCTCTCCAAACTATTAATTGTTGTGTTAATGATGTAGTCATATTACGAAAAGCAGGTGTCATTCCGTCAAAAATACGGATAGATGTTTGTATTATAGCCATTTCTTCACTCTCCTTTCTTAAATTTTCACATAAAAAACACCTACCTAAGTAAGTGTTTTATTTTTAGTATCTATTTTTTGCCTGCCCAAAACTGTTTCCCACAGTTCAAGCATGTAACTCTAACTTTCTTTGCTCCTATGTTTCCTGCTACGAGACCAATGCCTCCTGCTATAGTAGCTCCTGTTATAGCTTTTCCTATGCCAAAACCTTTTTTATGTGTTGTCAAAGAAGTTGAACCACATGCAGGGCAACAAGCTATTTTTTCTTTTTCTTTCTTTTCCTCTTTGGCTTTTCTAATTTTTGATATATCATCTTCTTTTTTTCTTTTTTCTTCAAGCATATCAGCATTTTCATTATAATATTTTTGATATGGTTCTTCTAATATTTTTCTACAATCATCCAACTCTATTCCAGTTAATTCTTTCAATCTTCTTACAGATGAAGCTTTTATAAAACTTGTTTCTTGCATTACATGTTGTAAATCAATACCCTTCAAATCATATTCCTTTTCTTTAATAATGCTTTCATTTAACATTTTTATATCAGCTATTTCCGTTCCACATTCACTGCAAAACTTGCTTCCTTTTAAACACTTTGCTCCACACTCGCTACAAAATATATATTCTACTATATCATCCATAAAATATCTCCTTGGTATTATAATATATTCATTTTTGTATAAATTACTTCATTTTATAAACATACTTATTCCCATCAAATGTAAAACTTAATATTACTGGCTTATCACTTGTTTTTACTTCATCAGGGCAATCGATTATAAATCTAACTCCCTTTGTTTCTAAAGGGTCAATACTAGAAATATTATCATAAGTAAAACCTGTGGTTTCATCTTCTACTATTGTTTGTGATGAATATTTATACCCATCATTATAATTTGCTTCAATAGTTAGTAAATCTGAACAATTTAACTCTTGTTTTTGAGTATTTTTTATATCAGCAGCAATATCAATATATACTTTGCCTGACTCAGCAGGATAATGTGTATATAAACTTTCCTTAACCTTTGGTAAAACATCATAAGAGAATTCAATATTATTAATAGTGATTTCCATTTTATCTGAAATAATTTTCTCTCCTATGACTACTTCTTTATCCTTTTTTTCTTCTTTTTTTGGTTCATTATTTTTACTACTCTCCTCTGGACTTTCTGAATTAGAACATCCTACAATAGCTAAACAGATAACTATAAGAATAGAAAATAAAAAACATACTTTTTTCTTCATAATATAATATCCCCCTAAATTATATTCTTTAACAATATTATACTATATTAGTAAAATTTTTACATTATTATCACCTCCTTTCATTAAAAAAACACTTACTCATTTGTAAGTGTTTTTGAATTATTTTTAATTTTAAGTCCACATAGTTAATATAAAACCCTTTATAGATAATTTTATAGACTCTTTGTATGTACTATTTACATACCACATAGTTAATATAAAATGAAAAGAGTTTGTAGGGAAAATATTTAATGATGCAACCTTTACATACCACTTAGTTAATATAAAACAAGAACTAGCTACAAGCTTTATACAGCGTTCTCAAACCTTTACATACCACATAGTTAATATAACTCTTATCTCTATTATACCATTTTTTAACAGACAAAGCACTTGAAACTATACAATATCCAAGTGCTTTATCTATATTATTTATTCTCTTTCTTTTCTTTTTTCCTACATTCTTCTTTCACTAAACTTACAAATCTATAAAATTTATCATTTACATACCACATAGTTAATATAAAACTAGGATAGAACAGAAAATTGGAAGAAATACAAATGAACATTTACATACCACATAGTTAATATAAAATGTACTATATTCATAGCAGTTGTCATATGCCGAAATGCCTTTACATACCACATAGTTAATATAAAATTTTCTTTTCTTCTACTGTAGTCGCATTAATTCCAGCCTTTACATACCACTTAGTTAATATAAATCCCTACTTCCATTATACCATTTTATACCATATAAAGCACTTGAAACATCATAATATCCAAGTGCTTTATCTATATTATTTTACTTATTTTTTCTCTCTTCTTGTTCTCTAAGAATACCTCTTAATATCTCTGCATATTCTTGAAACTTTTCTTCACTATTCTGTTTTAGTTCATATAACGCATTAGCAAACTTCACAAAATATTCTACATCTTCATCAGTTTTTAAATTATATTCATTAAGTAAACTTTCACGCATTGTATTAATCCCCCTCAAAACTAAAATAAACTAAAATATATTATTTAATACAACTGATAAATTTACTCAATTTTATAAACCACATGATAATTTTTCTTTTCACCTGCAATCTTAGTAGGTCTATTATTTTCCTCTATCCAATTTCTAACCTTATCTATTACACTCTTTGTATATTTATTTACAGTACCAGTCCAAGAACCATTAGTTTCCCAAACGCCTTTGAGTTCGTTTTCTTCTAAATCAATCTTTTTAATAATTTCACAAACAGCCATCTGAGCTGGTTTATTACTCTTAGAATATATTTTCAGTTTAGGTGCTATTTGTTTTGTATCAAAATAATGTTCTTCTTCATTTATCTCAATCGGTAAATCAATACCTGCCTTTTTATATAATGTCTTTGCTGTAAGTAACTTAGATTTATTGTCAAAACCTGCACCATCTAATAACTCTTTTAACATAGATGTACTATTATAAGCCAGTTGTAACTTTTCAATTTCGCTTGCTTTTTCTCTTAGTTTTTCGGGATTAGCACTATTAGTTATGTATGCACCAGTTTGTCGAATGGCTGGAAGTACTTCATCACTTATCCAGTCTTGGAATCTCTCAGCTTCTTCTTTCTTAGATTTAAATATTAGCTTATATACTCCACTCTCAGTTAAGAACTTTTCACCTGTATTATGCAATTTTCTAAAGTCCTTATCTAGGACATTAGAATTTTTTAATAATATGGCTTGAGTATCATTCATTTTAGTTAAGTGATTTCTTATTGCACTATCACTTAACTCTAAACATCTTCCGCAGTCATATGGATTAAATAAAACTTGCCCATTATATTCAAATATTTCAATCTCTTTTCCTTCAAAATTCATTATTTCATTCATAGTAAATTCCTCCTTAAATTTGATTGTAAGAAGTACCTTACTATGATAGAATATATTTCATAAAAGGTAACTTCTTTGGGAAACAGTCGCAAGTGCTTTGGTCGGTGCAGCGGCTGTTTTTTATTTGTTTTTGTCAAGCTTCTCTTTCACCAATTCAATTCCTCTAATTACAACATCTGTTTTAGATATTTTAAGATTATCAGCACACTCATTTAATATATCTGCTTGTTCTTGGTTAAGTCTAACTTCAAATCTTAATTTTTTGGAATTTTCTTTTGGTGGTCTGCCTAATTTATTGGACATCTTATCACCTCTCTTTTTATTGTCCGTACTTAAATTATAATATAGTACGTACAATAAATCAAGAGTTTTTTACTAATTTTTTCTAATTATTTTACCCAACCGACCAAATTTGAGCAAAATAAAAGCACCTACATGTTTGTAAGTGCTTTCTTTTCTTTATTTAGTTTTGAATCCACATAGTTAATCTAAAACCAATTTCATGTGTGGATAGTTGCCATATCTCCCACCCATTTACATTCCATATAGTTAATCTAAAACCAGCAGTTAAGATTAGAGATGAAGCTAGTTCAACACTATTTACATTCCATATAGTTAATCTAAAACTATCTATAGAAGCAGCAACAAATGCCCTCTCGTAGTCATTTACATTCCATATAGTTAATCTAAAACAATAATTGGTGATGGTACAGGATATACAAATGCAACATTTACATTCCATATAGTTAATCTAAAACAAAAATAAAATAGACAAATACCTCGATAAAATAGATATATTTACATTCCATATAGTTAATCTAAAACTATAACAATAGCCCCTATTCCAACTGTTAATCCGAATTTACATTCCATATAGTTAATCTAAAACCTGCTTGGGAAGGGCTAAAAACGATTTGCTCTAACACTATTTACATTCCATATAGTTAATCTAAAACCCTTTTGTCATAGATATAAGATTATTTAATACTGCTGATTTACATTCCATATAGTTAATCTAAAACGAATTAAAAGATAACAAAAAAATAATGGAAGAAGGTTATTTACATTCCATATAGTTAATCTAAAACAAAATTTATTTTTTAATTTTTAGTTATCTGCGAATAATTTACATTCCATATAGTTAATCTAAAACGAAGTGGCAAATGTGGAGTTGTTATTTTTTCTAGTAGATTTACATTCCATATAGTTAATCTAAAACCCCAAAATAAATTGTGTATTTCCAAGACTTACACCTATACAACTCTCTTAAATTTGCAGTGAGCCATGAGTAGTGCAATTGATAATATTTATCACACACCCTCAATGCCTTGTATTCCAATTGTTAAACTATACTTAAGTAGAAAAATCGAACACTGCAAAATTCCTATATTTTTATTATACCATTTTTTAACATACAAAGCACTTGAAACAGTGAAATATCCAAGTGCTTTATATATTTATTTTACTTATTTTTCTCTAATTTTTTCTCATAAAGTTTATATACTATACTTTCTATCTTATTATATATATCTATATCTGTTTCTCTTATTTTCAAAAGTTTAATTCTAAATTCTTCTTTTCTCTTTTCAATATCTATACTATCAAGTAAATTCTCATACATTGTATTAACCCCCCAAAACTAAAATAAACTAAACTAAATTATTTAATACAATCTTATAAATTTACTCAATTTTATACACTACATGATAATTCTTCTTCTCACCTGCAATCTTAGTAGGTCTATTATTTTCCTCTATCCATTTACTAACCTTATCTATTACACTTTCTGTATACTTATTTACAGTACCAGTCCAAGAACCATTAGTTTCCCAAACGCCTTTGACTTCGTTTTCTTCTAAATCAATCTTTTTAATAATTTCACAAACAGCCAACTGTGCTGGTTTATTACTCTTAGAATATATTTTCAGTTTAGATGCAATTTGTTTTGTATCAAAGAAATGTTCTTTTTCTTCAATCTCCAAAGGTAACTCTATTCCTGCTTTTTTGTAGATAGTCTTTGCTGTAAGTAACTTTTCTTTTTCATCTATTCCAGCATTATCTAAAAATGGAGTTAGTATTTCTATAGTCTTATTAACTGTATCTAAACTTTCTATTTCATTTGCCTTGTCTCGTAGTGCTTGAGGGTCAGCATTGTTAGTTATGTATGCACCATGTTGTCGAATAGCTGGTAAAACTTCTTTTGTAACCCAATTCTTAAAATTTTTAGCTGTCTCTAACTTGCTCCCAAATATCAGAGAATAAAGTCCACTTTCATTGGTTATTTTCATATTTCTATTTTGGCTGCCGTCGTGAATCACGACCTCAGCTATATCATCATTATCAATGTGAGTTTTTAAAGCTTCTCTTGTATTAGAATATCCCAAAGCTTCTGCTATATCTTTACCAACAAACCAAATTTCATTATCAATATCAACTGTTCTTATCTCTCCAAAATCTTCACTTTTAAATATTTGTAAATCATTCATCATACATACTCCTCCTAAATTTAATTTGAAAGAAGTTTCTCTATATGATAAAATATTTCATATAGAAGATTACTTCTTATGGTTTAAATAGAGTGTTCAAGCTTGGTCGGGCGAACACTCTATTTTTGTTATTTTTCTAAAAGTAAATGGATTCCCTGTCTTATAGCCTCTGCTTTTGTAAGGTTATTTTTTTTACAGTATTCATCTAATTTTTCATTAGTTTCATCATCTACTCTAACCTTAATATCATTAGTTTTAGGGCTTCCTACAACAGGTCTTCCTATTTTTTTAGGACTCATGTTATCACCTCACTTTTGAGTTCCATAATTAAATTATATAGTTTTGGAACTCAAAAGTCAATAACTTATCCCAATTTTTTCTAATTATTTTACCCAATCGACCAATTTGAGCAAAACAAAAGCACCTACATATTTGTAAGTGCTTTCTTTGTTTATTTAATTTTGATAGTTAGTATAGAATAAAATTTCTAATCCACGAATTTCATGGCTTTGAATTTATTTATATGTAGTTTAATTAATATAAAGTAGTGTTCAGTACTAAATTCGTACTAAGTGAATATAAAATATATATTTTTACTATATTATAAATTTAATAATTCTTTTTTCTTAACATCAAATTCTTCTTGCGTGATAGCATCCATATCCAATAGTTCTTTTAATGTTTTTATTTGTTCTAATGGATTAGTTATCTTATTTTTTTCAACTTCACTTTCGCTAACATTTCCAATTCCATTATTTTTTCTATATTCAATTAAATTCTTATATACAGTTGCTAAAGCTTCATCATTTTTATCAAAAGACAATATAAAATCATTACATTCAATTATCAAATATTCTTTTTTATTAAGCTCTGCTTTTTGCATTGCAAGAGCAAATGGACCAAATAAAGCTATTCTAGTTGCTGTATATCTTCTAATAACCTCTTCTTCTTTTTCAATAGAAACACTTTTTATATCTGAATATGAAACTTCAAATACATCTACTATAGGTATAGGTCCTGTTCCAAAAGCTTTAACAACTATCTTGTCACTTCTAATTAAAAGACAAATCATTTCTTCTCTATTAAATAAAGGATGTCCTCCTAAATATACAATTTGTATTAATGTGTTTTTAACAAAATTTCCAAAACTATCTTTACATAGCTCTACAGCATTTATAACTTCCTTACTTGTCAGTTTTTTTAGTCCTTTGCCAAGAACAGCTATTTCACCTCTGCATTTTTCAAAGCATTCATCACATAAGAACTCATTATCTACAGTTTTTAAAGCATTTCCTTCATTACCACAAATCATACAAATTCCTTTTTCTTTTTCCTTCTTTTTGAATAATCCCATAGCGTAATCCCCCTAATAAATATCTATATAATCATTATAATTTATCTTTATACAAATTTCCAATATAAGGTAAAACAAAAGCACCTACATATTTGTAAGTGCTTTCTTTGTTTATTTAGTTTTTCTCCACATAGTTAATCTAAAACATGTCCATATATGGTGCTTTCCAGTCTTGTGGTTTAATATTTACATTCCATATAGTTAATCTAAAACAATTTGAAGGAGGAAGTAGTATGGCAGCAATTTATGTATTTACATTCCATATAGTTAATCTAAAACCAATCTCATCCTCATAAAACTCAAGCTTTGCACAATAATTTACATTCCATATAGTTAATCTAAAACGTTAAATGATAGTAAGAGTTTGACTAAAGTTGCTATATTTACATTCCATATAGTTAATCTAAAACTATTTTCTTAATAGTCAGCTTTTCCTTAGTGGCTAGAATTTACATTCCATATAGTTAATCTAAAACTTGTAATTATGCTCAGCAGTTTCAAATGCTCCTACCAAATTTACATTCCATATAGTTAATCTAAAACAGCACCTCTTTTAATTGCGCTTAATATTGTAGCTTGATTTACATTCCATATAGTTAATCTAAAACCGTTAAGTGCAATCTCTGCTGTTGCTCCTATTGCTTATTTACATTCCATATAGTTAATCTAAAACTTTTAAAAAATGTTACTTTAAAAAATAAAGTTATAGGATTTACATTCCATATAGTTAATCTAAAACCCCAAAATAAACTTAGCATTTCCAATACCTACACATACACACCTCTCTCAAATTTGCAGTGAACCATGAGTAGTGCAATTGATAACATTTATCACGCACCCTCAACATCTTAGATTTTAAGTGTTAAGCCATATTTTGTAACAAATATCGCTCACTGCAAAATCTCTACATTTTTATTATATCATAAAAATATTATTTTTGAATATCTGTACCAATTTGTGGTATAATAAAAGCAAGGAAATAATTTACTTTATACAAGAGTAGCTATTTCCATCAAAATTGATTTAAAGAATTATTTTTTTAAATCACCCTTATTGGCGTCTGGGTGATTTTTTATTTTGTCATAAATATAAGCTGATATAACACCAGCTAGTATGCTTAATAAAAAACCTATCATATAATTTCACCTCCTTCCTTATTTGGAATTTGGCGTTTAATATGAAAATAATCACCCTTCGCACTTTCGATTATTATCCTTGCTACAATTATTATAACATATAATTATTACATATTTTTCCATTTTTTTTATATAAACAATGAAATTCAAGTAAATAAATACCTACTTATTTATATATATTCTGTCTCTTATACACATCTGACGC